TAAAAACCGCCCTTTCGGGCGGTTCCGGGTTCCCTTTTCCCGGAATCGTTCGGAAAATATTGAAAACCGGCGATATTTTTTCAGAAAAGTTCGCAAAAGTCAAGATTAAATTGTAAAAAACCTGAAAAAGTTTTTACCCCAGGGCGGCCAGACCTTCGGCGAAGACTTCGTCAGCGGACCGGAAACCCAGGATTTCGCGCGGGTAGGCGTTCAGCCAGTCTTCGACGGCCTGGATCGCCTTCTTCGGGACCTGGCCGAAGTCGGTCCCCTTCGGGAACCAGCGCCGGATCATTCTGTTTATGTTCTCATTTGTGCCGCGTTCATAGGAAGAATACGGGTGGCAGTAAAAGACCGTCGTCCGCTTGCCCTTCCGGCGGCAGGACCGTTCCAGTCCTTCGACGTCGGCGAACTCGCTTCCGTTATCAACTGTAATCGTTTGAAATATCTTGTAGAAAAGTGTTCCGTATCTGCGTTCAAGGCGATCAAGGGCCGCGACGACGCTTCCGGCGGTCTGGTCCTTCATTTTGATCATGATTTCCTTCCGGGCCTTGCGTTCAGACAGGACCAGAAGCGTTTCCTTCGTCTTCTTCTTGCCTTCGACACAGTCCATTTCCCAGTGTCCGACTTCCTCGCGGGTGTCGATTTCTGGGTCCCGCTTTTCAATGCTCTTTCCGGCCGACGCCCTGGCGGCCTTCTTGTTCTTCTTGACCTTCGTGTAGGGGCGCTTCTGCTTCCCCTTGCATGGAAGGTGAACCATTTCCAGGGTCAGGAACACGCCCTTCTTGATGTAGGAATACAGGGTCGCTTCACAGATCGTTGTGTTGAACTGGATTCCCTTCACCTTGATTTCGCCCAGGACGGCCGCCGGGGAATATCCGTCTTCGACGATCCGGCGTTCAATGTATTCGGCCAGTCGATAGTCCTTCCCGATCTTCAAGTCTGGCCCCTTCGCGGCCAGGTGTTCACGGTATGCGGCTTCGGCTATGTCTGGGCTATACCGTTCTTCTTCGGTCCAGTCTGAATTTCTGTGGGTATAACGCCCCCGCTTCAATTCGTTGTATATGGTGTTCCTGTGAACGCCGATTTCGTCGGCGATTTCCTGGACAGACTTTCCGCACTTCAAGAAGGCTTCGATCCGAAGGCGGTCATTCCAGGATAGATGTCTGAATCTGCGTCGCTTTGCCATGTGTATTTCCCCCTTATAGCAAGAAAAAGGCCCCGCCCTCGCTGTTATGGCAAGGGTGGGGCCTTCGTGTGTATGTTCAAATAAGTTCGCGCGGGTGGACGCCCAGGGCGTCGGCGATCCGTAGGGCAACGGTCAGGGAAGCGCCTTCGATTTTTCGTTCCCCGCTTTCGTACCTCTGGATCGCGCGGATATTGACGCCGGTTTTTTCCGCCAGGGCGGCCTGTGTCAGCCCCCGTTCACAGCGCAAGCGCGCGACTTTCGTTTCGCTTTTGGTGCTTCCGGATTTCATGTCGATCCCGCCTTCCTTTTTGTTCTGCCTACATATTACGACATTTTGGCCGTAATGTCAATAGGAAAAATCCCACGGTTCTTCCGTGGGATCATTCTTCTTCCGGGTCCAGTAGGTCTTCAATGGGTACTTGAAGAACGGAAGCGAAGGCGCGAAGTTCGTAGTCCATGACCAGGCGCGCGCCTGATTCGATGTTGCTGATCGCGTCCTGGGCTATGTTCACGCCCTTTGTTTGCATTTTAGCGGCCAGGGTTTCCTGCGAAATGCGCTTCGCCAGACGTGCCATTCTGACGCGCTCCCCGCAGACATTCCGCCGGCCGTAATAGCCCAAATTCTTCATAAGTTCCTCCCTGGTTATGGTCATGTTCAATATTCTACTTGAAGTTACCATAAATTATGGTATTATATTATTGGCATGAACCATAATTCCAAAAGGGAGGATTGAAAAATGGGCTGGAAAATTGGCGGTGTTCTGACTTTGGTTCTGGCTGGTGTGGCCGCGCTTGTGTCTGCCACGACGCCGGCGGAGTACAAAACAGGGATTGAATGGGGGATCGCGGCGATCTTCCTTGTCCTGGCGGTTTTGTGCTTCTGGCGTGGTTCGAAGGCAAGCGCAAGGAAGAAGGCAGAACAGGAAGACAGGAATGAAACGTATATGTCCGACCAGGACCTTCAACAGATACAGGCGGGGGAACTCCCTGTTCTGTCTTCGGTCCCTGTGATCCTGGACGACGGCGAACAGGCTCACTTCTTCGCGCCGGCGCGGCGTTATATCACGAAGAAGAAGGCCGTCGGCCGGACCGGTAGCGGCGGCGGGATCAGCGTTCGCGTTGCGAAGGGCGTGTCTGTCCGTTCCGGCGGCGGGGCCAGTCAGACGGTCTATGATGACGTCACAGACGCCTTCGCCGGCCGTGTGGTCCTGACGAACAGACGGATCGTGTTCCTGGCGGAACAGAACGGCTTCGAATGTAAACTGTCGGCGATTTCCGCGATCGCGCCGGAAGGCGGGCGGCTTCTGATTCAGGCTGGGTCGAAGTCTTATGGTCTGGCCGTAGCGCAACAGGGCCACTTCGCGAAGGTTCTTGAAATGGTCGCCAGAAAATAAAAAAAGGCGGACGGGTGCTTCCCGTCCGCCTTTCTCATTTCATGCGATTGTTGATTTCCCTGGTGATCTTTCGGCTGACTCTGGCCTGTTGGGTATCAAGTGTTCGCTTCACGGCTCGTTTCATGGTATAACGGCCGCGCACATATCCGCCTTTCGGGCCGACGAACATTCCGCCTTCCGGGTCGTCCCGGTTATAGACGAACGTGTGGCCTTCCCAGTGACCAGGGACGAAGTGACTTCGGAATCCGTGTTCCAGGTGGCCGGCATAGTCCAGGGGGTTGTAAAAACGGACGATGAACCGGCGGCCGGCGCGCTTCGCGGTCTGGTCGCTTTTCCAGTTCCGACGGTAGTCGCCAGTGTTGACGATGTCCGGGGAATCGTTCGTGCAGATCAGGCGGGCCTGTTTCACGGCGTACACGCCTTCGCCGACAGCGATCTTTGTCATGATTTCCGGAACTTCATCGGTCAGGGTTTGAAGGCCGCCGATAAACTGGACCAGGTCGTTCTTCTTTACGCTCACGGCGTGCCCTCCTTTCTGTTAGACCTTGCGGAGATTGGCGGCGTTGACTGCCGCCGTGACGGTAGCGCCGACGCCGATCACGACGCGGGCGCCGCTGACCTGGATCACGTCGTAGGTGTCATAGTAGGTTCGGAACGGCTTCCCGTCATAGGTGACGGCGTTCAGGACCTTCACCCTGTCGCCCTTCTTCAAGGCCGCCGGCGCGGTGCTGGCCGGAATCTTGATCTTCTGGCCGACGCGGATCGCGTTCGGGTTCTTGATCCCGTTGTAGGCCGCGATCGCCTGATAGGTGGTCCCATACTTGGCCGCGATCTGGGACAGCGTGTCGCCCTTCTTCACTGTGTAGACGGTCACGCCCTGGGCGGCTCCGGCGTCAGGGGCGGTGTCTGCCACGCCCAGGCGGCGGTTCACTTCGGCCGCGATCTCCCCGTGTCGGTTATACAGATAGTCGCCAGGACAGGACTTGTTCGCGTAATCACGATGAACGGTCATATTACAGCCGTTTTTGTGGTTCACGCGGTCCGCCTTCTTGGTGGACCACACAAGTTTCTTGATCCCGTTTCGCTTACAGATGTCGGTCACAAGGTCGAGAAGGGCGGCGAAGGCCCTGTCATTTACGGCGTAGGGGTGTTTGGTGTCACTGGCGACCTCAATCGTCACGGCGCGGTTATCGTTCGCGGCGTTGGAACTGCACCAGGAACGGTCCTTTTCCTCCACATACATTCCGATCTTGCCGTCGGTTCCGACCCCATAGTTCGAAGACGCCTGGCGCGACGTAGGGGCGAAGATATTCCCCAGGGTTTCGGCCGTACACTGACCGACTACACAATGAATTGTGATCGTGTCGATCTTGTGGTTTCTGGGGCTGTTCTTATTGGGTGAAATGCGGGTATAGTCCACAAGTGGGCTGTTACTCATAGTTGATCACTTCCTTTTCTTTTCCCTGGGTGTCGGACGTGCCGGCGTTCAGGATTTCGGTGAACTTCACGAAGGCTTCCTTGATGTACTTGCAGGACACCAGAAGAACCGCGCCGATGATCACCAGGTCAGCGAAAAGGTCGGTGTACTCCTGGGGGATCGCCCAGCCGACTTCGTTCGCAAACAGGGGAAGTGTGGTCAAGGCCACACACAACAGGGTCAGGCCGATCGCGAAGGTCGCGATCTTGTAGGCGCTGTTGATCAACTTTTCGCGGTCGAATGGCTCGTGAAGAAGTTTGATGTTGTACCACAGGGAGAAGGTGACGTTCGCCAGGTATGCAGACAGGAAGATCAGCATAGACCAGCCGATACTCACCAGATTTTCGACGATACTGTTAAACATAGGGGTCACGCCTCCTTTGTGTCGTTGTAGATTTCCGGGCCATACTTCTTCCGAAGTTTGATCCGGTTTTCCGCTTTGGCTTTCGAATAATAAAAGCCGGTGGCGGCCGCAGTTTCAGCGAAGACAGCGGGGATCAGATAGGCAAGGGGCGACGTGTCGCCAGTCCTCCACACCATGATCAAGGTGAAGGCGGTCACGACGATCGTGACCGCCCCCACGGTGGAAATGATGGTTTTGGAAAACTCCCGCTTTTTCGCGCGCCTTCCGCCTGTCATGCCCTGTTCTCCAGGTTTTCCAAATCTTCGATCCTGTGGTTCGCGACCTTGATTTTTTCTTCAAGGACGGCCTGGGCTTCTTCCAGACCGTAGGTTCGTTCGACCACAGAATTATGTTTGTCGACCTTCTTTTCCAGTTCTTCCAGGCGGTAGGCGATCAGGGCGGAACTTCGCTTATTTGCAAAATAAGAACCGCCCAGAGTCCCCAAAAGGGACAGGACGGCTATAATAATTCCTTCCATTTCATTTTCTCCCTTCGAAGAATAAGGGCGTCCCCGGTTGTGGGGACGCCCGTTCTTCCTGGTTACTGGGCGTCAATATAGCCCATTTCTACCAGGTACGCCTTCACGCGCTCACGAAGACCGCGCGGGACGTCGTCGATCGTGATCTTTTCAAGGATCACTTCGCCAGCATACAGACGAACCAACATTTGAAGCACCTCCTTCCCAAACAGGATTTTCACAAGGAATATAAAAACGGCGGACCACATTAGGCCACCCCGTTTTCCGTGGTATTCTCCGCCTTGATAGCGGATTCGACTTTCTCGCGAAGTCTGGCGGGAACTTCGTCGATCTTCATGTTCCCGGAAGACACTTCGCGGACGTACAATTCTACAAGTGCGCTCATTTTTGACCTTCTTTCTTTACGCGAACACGACGTCGCAGATTTCCATAATGCACCCTTTCAGAAGTTCATTTTCGGATTGCAGTTGTTCAATGGTCTGTTCCGACTCCGTTTTCGGGTTCATTGGTACGAAGTCACATTCTTTCGGATCAAACATGGTTCTCCCTCCTTTATGCGAAACGGGCCGTCGCCTGGATCACTTCGATCTGCTGGGTCCCCTTCGTCAGATAGAAGCGATAGGCCAGGCCGAAGCCCTTTGCAACGGTGGTATTCTTGAACGTGTGGACGAACTTCCCGACCTTGCTTGTGACGTCCTCCCAGACAGGGGCCGTGTCGAACGGGTTGTTCGCGACCTCGACGTGAAGGGTCGCGTCGGCCGGGTGGTCGGCGGGGTACAAGGACAGGAAGACCTTCGTCACCTTCGCGTCGGTGGAGATCGCGCGGGACGCGGCGATCCTGTTGACGGTTCGGGTGAAGGTGATCTGGCGGGTCGCGCTTCCGCCGGCTCCGTCAGTGACATAGATTTTCAGAACGTGGGTCCCGGTCAAAAGGCGAAGCCACACGCCGGACAGGTCCGCCGTGTTCTGGTGACCGCTGGTCGCCGTATAGGTCCGAAGGGTGATGGTTTCCGACCCATTGGTCACGGTTTCCGTAACGGTCAACGTCTGGGACGCCGCTTCGCCGTCGGTGACGGTGTACTGGTGGGAGAACGGGGCCGTCTTCGCGCCGACATTCTGGTCGCTTCCGCTGATCACGGGGTTCGTGTTGTAGGAAATGGCCTGGGCGTTTCCGGTCCTGTATGCGGATTCCGCGCCGTTGCTATCGACCGCCTTCACGCGGACCTGGTAGTTCGTCCCGCTCGACGGGACTGTGTCGACGATAGACTTCGCGGTCGTGATTCCGATCTGGGTGTAGGCCCCGGAATCGACGCGCCGTTCATAGACGTAATTGATCGCGTTCCCTTCCGGATCAGTAGACCCGCCGGTCGTGATTGTCAAAGACTGGCCGGCGCGCGGGGTTCCGTGGGAAATAGAAGACGGGGTCGTGGGCGGCTGATTCCACTGAATGATATAAGCCCCGTCTGTGTCTGTTGAATCAGATACCAGGGTGTCAGGGGCCAGGAACAAAGCCGGGCGAACGCCGCCGTCGCCACCGTACGCACGGCCCCAGCTCAGACCGCCGTCGGAACGGACGTACCGCACGCGGTACGCGTTGCCGGCGTACGGGGTGAGAAGCCACCACCACCAGGGCTGTGAAGACGACAGACTGGAACTGGTATATTCCGACTTGCTGACAGCTTCGGCGGTCGGGTATGCCTTGCGGCGATCGGTGCTGTTAAAGTAGGGCCACAGGGTCCCTTCGGCGATCCCGTTTTCGGTGTCGCCGAAGACCTCTGTCCGGGTCAACAGGCGGACCTTCCGTGTGATCTGTTCTGAACCGCCGCCGTCTGTGCTGGACTTTGCGACTGTGATCGTGTCGTTCAAAAGGGCGTCACGGAAGTCCTGTTCGAAGCCATTCAGGAAGCCGGCTTCCGCTTCGTACTCGTTGTAATTTGACCAGACGTTCGCGTTATTGGGCGGGGCGTCTGCGCTGTGCTGTGCGCTGTACCACTGGCCGGCGCCGGCGGCGCTATTCAGCCATTGAAGAAGGTTTGCAACGGCCGCGCGGCTGTTGCCGTAATTCCGGCGGTCGCTGTTGCTGTTGCCAGACTCCTTCGCGTCGAAGCATTTCAGGGAAATGATTCGTTCCGTCACCAGGCCCACGCGGTCCGAAGACTGGCGTCCGACGACGAAGCGGATCACAGCGCCGTTATACTTCGTGTTGACCGACTTCACGATCGCGCCGACGGGAAGTGTCGACAGTTTTTTTGACATGGTATTCCCCCATTTCTTTTCTGAACAGGTCGTAGAACAGTTCGTCCGTGTTCCTGATCAGGTGGTAGCTGTTGCCGTGTTCAGCGTGACCGATCCAGGAAGAATAAGACTGGACCACAGTGTCGAAGGTGATCCGCCCTTCGTCCAGAAGGCGACGGAACTTCTTCAATTTCCACCTGATTCGGTTTTTGCTTTCACGGCGTAGTTTGCGGACGACTTTTCCGCTTTCCGTCATGTACGTCCGGAATCCCAGAAAGTCGATCCCCTGGGATAGTGGAAACACGGCCGTCTTGTGGTTCAATTCCAGCCCAAGCGGGACAAGGAACTTCCTGATTTCTTCCAGACAGTAAAGCAAATATTCCTTGTCCGGGTGGATCAGGTAAAAGTCGTCCATATAGCGGCCGTAGAACTTGATTCCCAGGCGTTCCTTGATCATGTGGTCCATACCGGACAGGTACAGGACCGCGAACCATTGTGAAGTGTGGTTTCCGATCGGTATTCCAGGACCTTCGGTGGAATCAATGATCAAATCAAGAAGCCACAGGACGTCGGGATCGTGAATGACCCGTCGAAGCTGTGACTTCAAAACGCCATGATTGATTCTGTAAAAGTATTTGCTAATATCACACTTCAAGACCCAACCGTCCGCCCCGAACTGCCTGTAATACCGTTGCATGAACGATTTCAGACGATCCAGGCCGAAGTGTGTTCCCTTGCCCTTCTGACTGGCGTAGTTGTCATAGATGAATGTTTTCGACAGTATCGGTTCCAGGACGTTGTCGCACAGGCTATGCTGAACGATCTTGTCCTTGAAGCCGTTATACATGATCAGTCGTTCCTTCGGCTCATGTACCAGGAAATAGTTGTAGGGCGACGGCCTGTATTTCCGACTGGTCAGCATGAAGTGAAGAAACATGATGTTTTCAAGAACATTCGCTTCATAGCGGACCACGGCATACTTCCACCGCTTGCCCTTGCGCGCTTCCAGGTAGGCCGAATAAAGGTTGTTGAAGTCAGCCATGACCGCGAAGTCAGAAGGCGGGATCTGTGCTTCTGTCTTCAAAAAATCCTCCTTGCCGCTTATAGTCCGGGCGTCGTAAAGCCGAAGCCCTCGCGTCGACAATCATGTGTTTACCCTGGTCTTTCCGGCGTCGGGAAGGATATGATCTCCTTTGTTGGGGTTCTCTGCTTTCAGGTTCGTCACCTTACTCGGTCGCGCTTTCCACCAAATCCGGGCGAACGCCGTTGTTGCCATTGTACGCATTGTTCCAGTTCAGACTGCCGTCGGAATTGACGTTCCGCACGTTGTTCGCGTTGCCGGCGTTCGGGGTACAGATCATACCCTGAATATCATTAACCGTCCGCCTGGGCTTCCGGCTCCGCGACCGTCGCTTCGGCCTTCTGGGCTTCGGCGGCGGTCTGTTCGGCCTTATGCCAGGCGGCGGCCATGAACTTAACGTCCAGGGTCAGCTTCGTCCAGTGTTCGAAGGTCCCCTGGTCAATGTAGCCGCGCTTCTTTGACAGTTCGATCAGAAACAGAAGTTTCTTGCAATCTGTCAGGGCGTTCCGCTGGAAGACCAGCCGGTCGGCCCGGTCCCGCTCCGTCAGGATCGGAAAGATTTCATTCGCGTCCACAAGGTTATCCCGGATCGACAGAACGCGGTCCTGAATACGGTTGACAATGGTGAAGCGGACCTTCTTCGGGAAGTGCTTCGTGTTGTCGGTCAGGTCCAGGGTATAGTCGATCAGGTTCGCCGCAACGGGAAGGACATGAAGGGGACTTTCAGCCCCGTTCACCTTCCTTTGGTGGTTTCTTCGTGTTCCCATAGATACACCTTCGCTTTCTGATCTGTTCCACGGTTTCCCGCCGGCCGGAATAGTCGAAGCCATAGTCCCGAAGGACGACCGTCCGTTCCTCTCCTTCATAGGTCAGGCCGCGCAGAACGACGGCGTCGTCCTCACAGCGGCCGCATACAGGCCGAAGTTCGGTGAACAGGTTGGATAACAGGCAGGACGTTTCCGCCGGCGTACAGGCGAAGCGGGTCATAAATAAAGCCTGTTTTCGACGGTGTCCAGAATACCTTCCGGAAGCCCGTCGCCGTCGTAGCCTTTCCACTGGTCAAGCTGCGCCGGGGCGAAGGTGTGGGTCACGGCGGTTCCTGTGAAGCCGGTGTCAAGCTGTTCCTGGATCGCGGAAATGTCGAAGTCCTGGCGTCGCTGTACGGACTCCACCGTTTCCCCGGTGCTTTCCTGAACCTCCGAAGCGTTGTGGCCGTGAAGAATGGGGGCCGCGTATGCGGTCATTTGCGCCGTGGTCACGAAGGACCCGGTTCCCACTTCGACGCTGATCCCGCTGTTCTCCTGGTTGGTAACGACCACAGCGACGTCGTGAATGTGTACGGTGTCGCCTTCGCCGTCCATGCCTTCCCGGCCCAGGAAAGAGTCGGGGGGAAGGACGTTGTCACTGTCCCCGCCGTCCAGCCAGGAATAGCTAAACATGAAGGGCGCGTCGTTTTCGTCCAGGGCATAGGTCGCGACTTCCCGGACGTATTGGGCGGTTTCCAGGCCGGCGTTCGTCACCTGTACGGGAATACGCATATAGGACGGGTTACTTTCGACGAAGGTCTTTTCGCCGATCTGCGTGTTCACGCTGATCGGGTTGACAAGGGCGGTCAGGGTGTTCGGGCTGACCTCTGCGACGCCGTCGCCGGCGGCCGCGCTGACCAGGACAAGCTGTTTCCCGGCCGCCAGGAAGGCGGTCAGGACTTCCGCGCCCCTGTCGGTGATCGTGGACTTAAATCGTGCCATTTTGGTTTCCTCCTTCTGGTTGGTGTTCGTGCCTGACCATGTTGACCATAGCGGCCCCCACCACCGAAGCCGGGCGAAGGACGGTCTGGGGGATCGCTGTTTGTAGCAACAGGACCAGGTTCGCGGGGATCATCTGCCCCAGGACAGCCGCCAGGGCGTCCCGCTGTGTGTAGCCGGACAGCCTGATCCGGATAAACAGTTCATAGGCGTCATTGTTCAGGACCACCTTGAAGTCGTTGCTGACCGTTGCCAGGTACTTCAATAGGGTCCTGTATGTGTAGGGAAGCTGGTCCAGGTATGCAATCAGTATTCTTTCCCTCCGCGCTTCCACGGTGTCGCCAGGGGCCACCAGAAGCCCCAGAATGGCTTCCCACCGCTGACAGCCATATTCCGACAGGGTGGACAGGAAGAAGTCGTCTGGCGCGCCCTGGACGTCCTGGACGGCCTTTGTGAGCTCTGGCTGTTCTGCGCCGGCGATCTGGTCAAACTCAATCAGGTCTTGAAGGAACCGGGGCCAGTATTCTTTAATCTGCATTTGTCACCGCCCCCAGTACCGGGATCGCGTCAGCGTCCAGGGAAATATTCGCGGCCCCTTCGTTGATCTTGGTCCCGGTGATGTCGATCACGCCGTCCACGTTCAGGACCTTCGTTTCGATCTGGCTGACGCGGACGATCAGATTTTCACTGTCCGCCCAGGTCCCGGTCAGGTCGTCGAAGTAGGACTGGATCGCCGCCTTCACGGCTTCCTGGGTGTTCTCCCAGTTGGCGAACCCGGTGAAGGTCAGTGTGAACGACACGTTGATCGTGGTTCCGGTGACGCCGGCCACTGTGACGACGTGGCCGATCGGGGCCAGGCCCACGCCTTCCCCCTGGTTCCCCACGGGGTCGATCGCTTCCTGGACCTGTTCCACCAGTTCGGAAGAAGGGACGGTCCATTCGCTGTCCACCAGGACGATCTTCACGGTTCCGCCCCCGTTCCAGACCGGGAAGACCTTCACGGCTCCCACGCCCGGAAGAAGTTCGACCTTGTTCTTATAGTCGGCGATATTCCCGCCGAACGCCTGGGACTTCAAAGACTCGAAGTAGCGGGCGCGAAGGGCGTCGTCGCTTTCTTCGTCTTCGCCGGGGACCAAAATGTCCGCCAGGCGCGCCGCCGCCAGTTCCGGAACGTAGTCGATCGGGAACAGGGTCCCGATGTACTCATTCCCCACAGTTCCGGCCGTTTCCGCCGTCAGGCTGTACTGTCCAGCGGCGATCCGCTCCGTGACCACGAAGTTAATGTCGCCGCCAGAAAAGCGGGTTCCGATCTCCATGTCACAGCCGGAACCGCCGGCCTTCTCGAAGTAGCCCTTTCTGACCGCATACGTCGCCGGCGTCCGGAAGACGCTTCGTTCCTGACACTTCTTCGTCAGGTCGTCCCCGGTTTGCGTGTCCGGGAAGGCCCTGTCCATCAGATAGGCCAGTTCAATATACAGGATCGCCAGTTCGGCGGCCGCCGGGGCGATCGCGTCATAGACGATAGACCCTTCCCGCTTATCCACCGAAGACGTCACGCGGGACAGACAGCGGTCCATGATGTTTTCGAAGGTCATGTTCTCATACATTGGTTGTCACCGTCCTTTCCACGGGAATTTCCCCGAAGATCGTTTCCGCCACGAAGTAAACGCGCGCCGTTCGCTTGTCGATCTGCTCCACCTGGAAGTCGGTGACGTCGGTGATCCGGCTGTCCGCCAGAAGGGCTTCCTGAATAACGCGCTTGATTTCACTTGCAAACACGGGATAACTTTTCCCGACAACGGCGTTCAGTTCCGTTCCGTAGTTCCAGGAGTAGATCAGGAAGGAAAAACGCTCCGTTTGCAGGATTTTGAAGATCGCCTGTTTCATGGCTTCGGTTTCGTCGACAAAACCGGCCACGCGGCCGGTGTCGAAGTCGGCTTTATAGGTCCGGGTCGGGTGGTCGGCCGCCGGCGTGATTTCGACGGCCTGGCCGATCGTGACCGTGGCCTGGTTTGGAAGTAAAGTCATGGTCATACCCTCCCCAGTACCAGGAACGACTGTCCGCCCTGGTTTCGAAAAAGGACCACCTTGTCGCCCACGGCCAGACCGGAATAGACCTCCGGGTTTGTGGTCAGTCCGGTCGTCTGTGTGTCGACGGGGTTGACGCTGTGGGTGTGCGGTCCGGTCCCGGCCGGCTCTGTGGCGTGTTGCGGGACTGTGTGTTTATGCGGGTCGATCGTGTGGGTGTGGGTCGGGTAGTAGCCGGCCCGGAACTCCTTCATCACGACGATCGCGTCGCCGGTGATGTCGAAGCGGTTGTCGACTCGGATCGTCAGCGGAGACGTGGCCGTCACGTTCCCGAAAAGGAAGGCCGCCGGAACATTCGCGTTCTGCGACTGCTGGGCGACCTTTTTCATAGTGTCAAGAAGTGCCATATTACACCACCTTTAATTTCAGGGTCATTTCCTCCTTTAGCAGATCGGAACTGGCTTCTTCCACGATGAAGAAGGAACTGACGCCCACCTTTTCGATCCCGATATACAGGGCGCGGCCGGCGCGGACGGACAGGTCCAGAAGGGCCTTCACTTCGAAGGTCTTCTTCGGCCGGTTGTAAAGTTCCAACATTTGTCCGCCCCGCTCCTTGATCTGGGCTTCGTTCATTTCTTCGTCCACGGACTCATAGTTTTGCAGGACGCCCCAGAACTTCATGTTGTTAGAGTCCTGGAAGATATAAACGTCCCGTTTCCCGGTTTCCTTGTTGTCCCGGACCAGTTTGATCTTGTTGTAGGTTTCGGAGTCGATTTCCGTTTCATAGGAATAGCCCGTCGCCAGACTGGCGTCGCCGACATAAAGGTCCAGCTTCGACTTTTCGACGTCGGTGATCCGAAGGGACCCGAAGTCGTCCCACAGAACGAACATTTTCCCCGTGTTGATCAGGGTGTGGTCCAGGGCTTTCAGTACAATGTCGAAAAGGGTCTGGCCGTCTTCAATCATGGACGGGATCGCGTAGCCGGTATTTTCCAGGGACCCGCATTTCAGGCCGAAGTCGGCCGCGATCTGGGTCAGGACTTGATCGGCGCGCTTTCCGTTGAAGACATAGGTTTCCTTGTTCTTCTTCAAATACCAGGTCTGGTCGTATGCGGTGATCGTGACCTGGTCTGTTTCGTCCTGGCCGATTTTCACCACATAGCCATAGAAGATCCCGGTGTCGTCGTCCTTTACGGCGACGATCCCGCCGTGGGTCCATACCACAGCGGCGTCGGCGATCATGGTCAGTTCCAGGGAAGCGGGGGAACCTGACCGTTTCGTCGACCACTTCGCGCCGGCGCACAACATCGTAACGTCGAAGGCGTCGCCGGTCACGTTGTTCTGGTACAGAATGGAGATCATGGGATTGTGAAGACCTGTCCGGGGTAAATCAGGTTCGGGTTTGACCCGATTGTCCCCTTGTTGGCGTTATAAATCTTCGTGTAGTCGCTTCCCTTGCCGTAGAACTTCTTCGCGATATTCCAAAGACAGTCACCGGCCTTCACGGTGTAGGTCTTCTGTTTTGGCGGTTCCCCGGTCCGCTCCGGCTCTTTGGCCTGGGCCGGTTTCGCTGGCTCCGGGGGAAGAACGATCCGGCGCGGGGAATAGTCCTTCCACTCCGACAGCTTGATCGAATAGTAGAAGTCCCCCAGTTCGCCGGCGCGTTCCTCATAGTCGAAGGTTTCCACGCCCATTCTGACGTTGATGTCCAGGTCTGTTCCCGTGATCAGGAAGCGGACCGGGTCAAGGCTGTCCCGCGCCTTCTGAATGGCCTTCACAATCTCCACGGGGTCGGTGATCCGGCCGGTCACGAAGGGCGCGTCATTGACCGGGAAAAAACTGTCCCAGGCGACGGTCCGAAGGCCCTTCTTCCGAAGGATCAGGACGTCGCCCAGGACAAGGACGGTCGCGGTGTCGTTGTTTCCCGGTGATGTTACTTTCAGCTTTTCGGGAAGGACGGGAATGTCGATTTCCCGTCCTCCCGCGATCAGTGTCATTCCGTAGTTTCGCATTACGCATATACCCCCTCGGCGGCGGCTTCGAACTCGGTTTCCAGCCGGTCTTCGATCCGGCTGACCACTTCGTCCACGTCCACCTTCTCGCTGATCTTCGCGTCCACGGCAACGGTCGGGGTCAGCGTTACGAAGTTCTGAACATAGCGCATTTCGGCCACGTCCCGAAGGAACTTCAAGTCTTCTTCCGCGATATTGACGTCTTCGTCAATGGAACCGACGGAACCGACATGGCCCACGTTCCCGATGTCCCCCGTCCCGCTGTTGGCGTATGCGGCCCAGTCCGGTTCGGTGCTACCTTCCCCGGCGGCGGCCGCTTCCGCTCTGGCGGCGGCGATCTCCGCTTCGCGTTGTGCTGTGGCGGCTCTCGCTTCGGACTTCATGGCGTCCAGGGCGGCGTCGCGCTCTGCGATCTGGGAATTGATCTGGTCCTGGTACGCGGCCAGGTCGGCCGCTCTGGCTTGCTTATTGGCTTCATTTTCAAGCTGTGCCGTGGTCCCGAAGGTCATTTGGTCGATTAGATCAATGCTGACGCCTGGGATTTTGTTCAGAAGGTTAATGAAGCCGTTTATGATGTCGATCGCCCCATTCACCATGTTTTGAAGGATCATCAGGACGCCGGCCTTCATATCGCCCATGAAGTTTTGAATATTCACGCCGGCGGTGTAGAAGGCCAGTTGTAGCCGGTTCCACAGGTCCATGACGAAGTAAACGCCGGTCATAAAGCCGATTTTTACCCAGTCCCAGGCCGTCAGAACAGCGTTGACGCAGATCAGCCAGGCGACTTTCAGACCTCCGACAGACTGGACCCACTTATAAATCGCGGCCACCACGACGCCGATCGCCAGGGCGATCCAGAACAGGGGGTTCGTCAGAAGGGTCGTGAAGAACGCCTGGGCGGCTCCGGTCGCAATCCATGTTGCGACGGTCTGTATTCCCAGGGCTACCGCATAGCCCAGGGCGGCCGCCGCGACGCCCCAGAAGACCGGGGCGATCATGGACCAGTTGTCATATATCCATTGTGCGCCCTGTCCGATCAAGGTCAGGACAGGGGAGAAGGCTTCCAGGGCGATATTCTTCGCGATTGTCCAGACCTGGGAAAAGGTCATAGGCATAGAAGCGAACTTCGCGTTGATTTCGTCCGCCGACGCAAGCATGGCATTTTTCACGATGGTCGAAGTGATCTGGCCTTCGGCGGCCATTTCACGGATCTTCCCGATCGGAACGCCCAGGTAGTCGGCGATCGTCTGAATGATGGTCGGGGCCTGTTCGAAGACGCTGTTCAATTCCTCTCCGCGAAGGACGCCGGAAGACATGGCCTGTGTTAGCTGTAACATGGCCGCGTCGATACCGGCGGCCGATGTGCCGGCGATCGTGAACTGCTTGTTGATCAGTTCGGAAAAGGCAATCAGCTCTTCGTTGCTGGAAAAGGCGTCGCCGGCCATAATTCCCATCTTCGCGACGGCGTCGGCCGTGGTCTGATAGGACGTGCGGGAACGGTTGGCCGACTCCATGATCATGTCTTGAAGTTCGGCCGTGGTTTGAAGTCCGTCATTCATCAGGTCCAGACGGGCGCGGGTGGTGGTCATACTGTCCGCCAGTTCGATCACCTGTTTCGCGCTGAACGCCGCGATTGCGGACTTTATGACGCCGCCCAGGCTCGACCAGACGGACTTCACCTTCTTCGCCCCACGCTCCGCCTGTTCCTGGCGATTGTTGAAGTTATCGACCTGACGACTGGCCGCCCCGATGTCGGCCGCGCTTCGCTCGAAGGGTGCGCCGGGGTCGATCGTGTCGGTCAGGTTGTCGGTCGCGTCCAGGGTACGGTTCAAGCGTTGGGCCGCGTTTGTCATGGTGTTCAGGCGCGCCGTCATGCGGTCCTGGATCGAAAATTGTGTAGATACGCCGGCCACGTTATCACCTGCCCTTCTTTCCCTTCCTTCGTCCAGCCTTCTTCGCTTCCTTCTTCTCCTTTTCGATTTGAAGGTCTATGGAAGCATAGATGAAGGCCCGTTCCCGTCTGGGAAGGGCCAGAAGTTGTCCTGGAAGGATTTTCAGCCGGTGGAGGGCGTAATGAGCATAGACCGACTCGCCGTCGGCGTCTGCTTCATTATCGCCCCCCGTGATTAGTTTTTTGCTTCGTCCCTCAGATCGTTCACGTCGTCCGTGAAGCCGTTGATCTCCTGGACGGCCAGAAGAAGATCGGTGTACTGGCCGGGGTTCAGGATCACGTTGATCAGGTCTTCCGCGCCCCGGACGCCCTTCTTCGCCTGGAAGTCGGCGTCCTTGAAGTTGGGGTCGACGCAACAGGCCGCCACCAGTCGGGCGTTATAAAGGTCGGTGTCCGTGTCGATCTGCTTCTGACGGGTCTTCTTGTCGAAGCTGATCTTCTGACAGGTCTTCCGAATGGCCTTGTTCTCGGCTTCTGTGATAGAACGGATCACGAAGGGGTGGGGGAAGGGTGCGATCGTCACTTCCGTCTGGGTGGTGCCGATCTCCGCTTCCATAAGAAACTCTTGCAGTTTACCCATTGTTTTTTACCTCTCTTTCAAAATCAGAACTGGGTGAAGGGGGTCAGAATGTCGAAGTCCTCGAAGGTGAAGTCCACGTCTTCGTCCAGGGCGTCGTCGCTGTCGCCGTCCAGCTTTGCCAGAACGACGCTGTCCAGGTTACAGCCGATCAAAAGGGTCGACTGTTTCCCGGCGGACGACTCCTGGTCGTCGTTCTCGACCACCATGTCGAAGTAGATGTCCTGGCCGGTTTCCTTCCAGGTCTTCACCATGTTCCGGAACAGGGGCGTCAGATAGTAAAGGGTCATGGACCCGCTACCGCTGGCCCCGGTGGTCTTGTGTCCGGTCATGCGCTTTCCGATGGCCTTGATCTCCGACTTGGATTTCTCCACATTGGCTTCGACAGTCTTCGCGAAGAACAGTTCTTCGTTGTTCCCGTCGATCTTCGCGTAGGCGCGGCCCTCCTTGCCGGAAATGGCGTCAGGCGCGTTCAGGGTTTTCATTTCGGTTCACACTCCTTCCGTTAGTTGACGACGGTCGTCATATACAGCTTTTCCATGCTGTCGTTCGGTTTCAGGGCGGAGTCGACGGCGACGTCGCGTTTCCCATTGCCCTGCTGAATGGTGATGTCCTCGGACACGAAGTCGCTGATCGCGTCGATGGCCTGATACTGTAAGGCCAGGGACACAAGGTCGGCCTTGAAAAGCTGGCGGCCGGTGTCGCTGTTGGTGACTTTGCCGATATAGGAGTCGCCGAAGATACGGGCGACGTCGTTCGCCCAGCCGTCCAGGACGCGGATCACGCGGTTCGACGTCCAGTCCTCGGTCACGCCGCCGCCGAAGCTGGTTAGGCTGTTAATGTCGGTCAGGACGCGCGCGGTTCCGTAGTCGGCATAGAAAACGAACTCGCCGGCCTGGATCGCCGCTTCGAACTGGGACTTCGTATATTTGATGTCCACGTCCACAGCGTCGTCGTAGGCGGTATTCGTCAGACTTTCGTTGATCTCCGCGCCGGCGGACGCGCCAGTGACCCACGCCACGGCCTTTTCGCCGGGAACAGTGGTTCCGTCGTTGAGAATGACGCCGTTCTTCACGTTGATCAGGCCGATATTGTCGCCCTTGTAGTCGTACAGGACGCCGACGATCTTCTTTCCCTCATCGTCGCGAAGCCGCTTGACGAAGGTCGCATACAGGGCCTTGATCGTGTCGTCGTCGCCAGGGTAGCCGATCACGTTGAAGGACTCCACTTCGAAGCCGTTCAGGGCCGCTGTGTGGGCGGTTCCGTTGACGGTTCCATTCGTGCCGCCGGTCAACGGAGTCGCCACAGCCGCTTCCAGGGAAGCCGCCGTCCCGAAGGTGACAAAGTCGTTCGCTTTCAGATTGGCCGATCCGCTGGTCTTGGCGACGGTCTGGGTGTCCATGACCATTCCGTCAAGGTAGGTCACGACGTCGACGTTGGTCGCGTCGTCGGCGTTGGTCAGGATCGCGACGCTGATCGCGTTTCCGCGTGTTCCGCCATAGGCCGCCGTGACGGCCATTCCGCCGACGGTCGCGGTCGCCTTCGTACCGCCGGAATTGACGCGATAGATCAGAAGGGTTCTGGAACGCTTCAAGGCTTCGCGGACCAGAAGAACGTCGGCCGCCGTGGGATCATAGCCGAAGACGTTTAGGGCGGTCTTGTTGAAGTCCTCTGCATAGATGGAAAAGACCTTGTTTTCAGGTCCCCAGTTCAGTTCCAGGGGAAGGGCCGCGACGCCGCGCGTCCCCATTTTGACGACGCTTCCCAGGCTGACGAAGTTGATATACGCGCCGGGAAGGATTTTGTTTTGAACGGTAAAAGTTCCGCCACCGATAGGCATGACTTACACCTTCCTTTCCAGAAAATCAGTGACCAGGCGGACGGCCTGGTCCTTTGTGTAGACCTTCCCGTCTTCCAGGACGGCCGCGACGGCGTCCCTGGGAAGGTTCAGGGTTTTCGCTTTGACCAGTTGTTCCTTCGTGAAGGTCGGGGCCGCCTGGTCAACGGCCGGGGCCTTCTTTGCGGCGGTCGCCGCTTTCTTTGCTGTTGCCATTACTTCACTTCCTCCGTTTGGTCCAGGGTTTCCATGAAGGGGATTTCCGGCGACGTCAGCACGAAGAAGAAGTCCGCGTCGAAGGTGAATTGATAGACACGGGCGTTCTTGTTCGACTTTGCCTTCTGTCCGGTCAGCCGGATCGTCCGGGTCTTCTGCTCCGTTTCCTGTACGGTCAGCGTTTCAAACTGGTCATACATGGCTTCGGCCCAGGCGTTAAACTCCATGTTCTCCTTCGATTTCAGGAAATACAGGACTTCAAACTGGATCGACCGTTTCCAGCGGCGGTCCAGGTGCTTTTCCTGCTCCGACTCTATGATCCCGACGAAGAACTGGCCGTCGGCGTCCTTTGGGATTTCGTCGACATAGACCTTCCGGTCCGGCCACAGGGCCGACAGCTTCGCCGCGATCGCTTCGGTGAAATTATTCAGGGTCACGCCAGATCACCGTCCTTCACGCGGATTTCCTGGTGAGTCGCATACACGTCCGGGCGTCCCACGACCTCGAACGTCAAAAGACGCTGACTGGTCGGGTCCATACGGCCGAACCGTTTCAGGGAAACGCGGTCGCCAGGAAGGACCAGAAGGTCAGGGGAAGCGAACAGAACGGCGTCATAGTCGACTTCATTCTGTGCGTCCGTCTGCTGACTCTTGTCGCTTCCTGAATACGACAGCGCGCAAATGATTTCAGAATATTTCACAACGGGAACGGCCTTCGTGATGTGGTTCGCCCCCGTCACGGGTTCGGTCCGGCTGATCGTGGCGGTGTCTTCGTAGGTCATTTCGATTGCCGCACGCTCTGCGGCGGGGTTTCCGAACATACGATCACCACCTTAACTTCCGGTATTCGTTCAGGACCGTCCGCCAGCCGAAGAAGTCCTGACCGTCAGCGCCCAGATTAAAGGTCGACGCCGATCCGGAAGCGCCGGAAGCATTGGCGAAGGACGTTGTGACGTCGCCACGCTTCACGGACGCGACCGGGCCGACGGCCGCCTGGGTGGTTCCCAGGCCGGCGGCCTTGTAGTAACTGACACACATGACGATCAGGGCGTTTTCCAGCGGGGCAGGAAGCGTGTCCTGATTGATGTAGGACAGGACCAGGTCTTCCACCGTCTGAACGACGAACAGAAGAACTTCGTCCTGGTCCGTCCCGTTGATCCCCAGAAGGGCCTTGACCTTTGCCAGCCGGTCTTCCTTCGACATAAGAACGCGAAGGACTTCCTTCTGTTCAAGGGCTGTCAGGCTGTCCAGGGAAGACAAAATCTGTTGAAGCACGTTTCCACCACCTTTCGCCGGCCGCTTCGGTTATACGCCGGCGGCCTGGATCAACTCGACGATCTCCGCCTTTGTGGAACCGTCAGGAACGTCGATACCGGCGGCCTGGGCGGCCGCCAGAAGTTCGTCCTTGTTCATCTTGGACAGGGGCTTCACGCCTTCGTTGTCGCCTTCCTGGGCGTCAGGCTCGACGTCAGGGATCGCGGTATAGAAGGGGCTGTTCTTCATCTGTTCCAGGACGGTTTCGTCGTTAGGCTCGACGATCGACCCGGTTGTGTTGATTCTGAACTTCATGTCGGTCACGCTCCTTCCAGATTAGGCCAGGGATTCTTCGATATAGAAGATCAGGTCAGGGGTCAGGGCCTTCGTGCCGTAGTCGTAGAACATGGACACGCCGTAGTCGTTGGACAGGGGAATCTTCTCCGGCTCTGCGTAGGGGTACATAACGACAGGCTGGGCCATAGCACCGTCAACCATGCACAGGGCGCGGGTTGCGGTGGTTCCGGGGGCGACAGGAAGGTTGATGGAAGAATAGACGCGGACGCCGTGGAACATACGGAAGTCCTCGGCGGCGGTGTCAACGTTCGCGTTGTTGGTTCCCTTATCCAGATAGTTTCTGGCGCGGCCGTACATGACGGGGTCCAGAACCAGACGGATCAGGTTGCGGGGTACGCCGCGAACATAGTCGTTCTTCACGGTTTCGACCGCCTGGATCAGTTCTTCCAACTGGTCTTCGACGGTGGTTCCCTTCGCGGTCAGTTTGGTTCCGGCGGTCTTCGCCTTTGCGAAGAAGTCGGCGTCCAGTTCGGCGGCCACGGTGTCGACGTGGTTGTCGGCGCGACGGGCCATGATGTTTCCGACGCCGAAGGTGTCCAGGTCGAACTTTGCGGCTTCCTCCACGATCTCGCGGTGAATGTCCAGGTTCACGGTAGTAGGGGGGACGGTGATCGCCGCGCCCTTTCCGGCGGTTCTGGCGGTTCCGTATGCCTGGGACGCGCTGTTCTTGAATCGCTTATACTCAACAGAACCAGTCGCGGGGTTGCCGGTGTAGGACTGGGACTTCAAGCCGGCCGCCAGGGTTTCCTTCTGAATGTTGCTGATCACCAGGCCGGACAGTTCGGACAGTTCGACCTTAGTAGAACCGGTCTGGATCAGGCTGATCGCTTTCGTTCTTGCCATAAAATATCATTCCTTTCATTGTTGGCTGGTTGGTAGGTTAGATCACGACAGGGCCGTCGACCTTTGCGGCCGGCTCCTGGCGCGTGCCGGGGTCAGCGGGCTTCGCGCCCTTAATGTCGGGGTTCGCCGGGTCCTGGCTCTTGAACAGGTACGCCTTCGACTCCTTCAAGGGTTTCAGAAGGCCGTCAAGGTCAGTTTTCAGCGTCCCGGCGGCGTCGACCTCGATCTTGTCCAGGTCCAGAAGGGAAATAATGTCGGCCGGGTCGTGGGCCTGGTTCGCCAGGGCCATTCGAAGGGCCGTGTTCTTCTGAATCTTCGTGATCTCTTTCTGGTGGTTGGTTCGAAGGGTTTCAAGCGTGGTCTGGGCGGTCTTGACGTCGTCCGCGATCTTCGCCGGATCGCCGGACCCGCCGATCGCCTTCAATGCTTCGGCGGCGGCTTTCAGCGCATTTTCTGCGCTGGTCTTTCCGCTGTTGGCTCCGTTGTACTTATCGGCCGGGACGAAGGTTCCGTCGTTACCGACGACCAGGTCCACGTCCTTTCCGTCCTTGCCCTTGCCCTTCAAGGCCGCTTCGACCTGGTTCGACAGGTCGGCCCCCAGAATGGTTTTGACGCTCTCTGTGATCATGGTTTGCTCCTTTCTCCGCTGTCTTTACCGTGACTTCCACACGCTTTGCGGTCCCGCCTGGTCGCCGGGCAGGTGCGGCTGGATATGAAAAGACCCGCCGGAAGGCGGGTGATTTCCTGAAATGGGTATAAAAAAACGCCCCGTAGGGCGTTTTCATCTGATTTCATGTGACTTCGTGTGTTACTGTTCGTCTTCGTGATACTGGCAGGCCAGGCAAGCCTTCCGGGCGTCGTCTGTCAGGGTGACGCCGGGGGGAAGGGCCTGTTCTGGCGCTTCTCCGTCGACCACCAGGACGACACAGTAACAGGAATCGCCGTCAATCTGCTTCCCGGTGACGGGACAGTTTACAGTCTTCTTCATTCTTCGAATACCTCCATAGCCTTTTCGACGCTCTGGTCAAAGTCAGACCGGGCGAAGGAAGTGTTGATCTTCCCTTCTTCGTTGACATAGGTCGCCCCAGTCGGGGAATAATAATTCGTCTTTACGCCGTCCCAGCGCCGCCTTGTGACGCTGAACCGGGCTGTTCTGACATACTCCTTCGCCTGTTCAAGTGTGACGCCGTGGTGGCTTCCGTGGGCGTCCACGAAGGCAAGGGTCGAAGGGTCAATCGCCGCCGGCGGGACGCGAATTGTCCCCCGGAATCCGGTCGCCTTGATCCGGTTGTAGATGTCGAAGTCCGCCTTGGTGGCTTCCGGGACGCGCCCCTTGTAGGAATAGAAGGATTTCAGATTGGACCAGGCGTCCGGGTCTGTGTACTTCATTTCCTGGAAGGCGTCAAGGTCGGACGGCGCGTCAGCGCCCAGGCGTTCGGAATACCGGCCGAACTGCTCCGCGTCCTTGCCCTGATTATACGACTTCTGGCGTTCCTTTTCAACATAGCCGGGGCCGTGGGCGTCGACTTGCTGTCTGTACCAGTCCTCGTATGTCATATTTTCCGGCATAGGCTGGCCGGAATTGTACCAGTCCAGGGCGTCGTCCGGGTCATATTCGACTGTGGTACAGCGGTCGTTCGGGTGCATAGGTGGGTAGTTCACGCCGGCCTGGGCGTCCTTCAACTTGAAGTGTTTCCCGTCCAGGGCCGCGCACGTTTCACAGGTCCGCGCGTCATGGGTGGCGATATATTCGTACTGATCCACGCCGGCGGCATTATAGGCCGCCTTGTCCGCTTCGCTGTGGAAATGCGTTGTTTCGGTCCGGATCAGCCGTTCGGCGGCCTTGTAGGACTGGCCCATTTTGGCGGACAGTTCCTTCGACATGGTCGCCACGCTCTTTCCTTGCATGACGCCTTGCGTGATGGTTTCCCGGACATGGAACAGAAGCGCCTGTTTGTTCCTCCACAGGCGATCGGAGAACATAGCCCCGGACCAGGGATAGGACAGAACGTTTTCAACGACGCTTTCGTCCAGTTTGGCGAACTCATGGATAAAGCCGGCGCGGGACTGAATGTCATAGACCTTCTTGTAGTAGCCTTCCCGGAAGGTTTCGCCGAACTCCGCTTTCATCTGGGACACGCCGGTTTCCCACAGTTCATTAAGTTTCAGGTCGATTTGTCCCAGAAGGGCTTCCAGGCGGGAAATACGGCTGTTCGTGGACAGGGCGTCCAGTTGGGCCGTCAGAAGGGCCTTGACGCGGGGGTCAGGCTCCGCCGCGATCCTGGCGATATATTCGCCCAGGGTCGCCTCCCATTCCTGGAACTCCTTCCTGGTCAGAAGGCGGACGGCCTGATCGTATGTCAGGCCATACTTCCCGGCGTACTTCGAATAGAAGTCGCCTATGTCGCGCCGGATCGCTTTCGCGGCCCGGTCGTATTCCTGGAACATTTTCGCCGTTAGCCCGACGCCGCGAAGATAGGCTTCATTCTCACGTTGAAGGGCGCGGGCGATCCAGTATTCCTTATTCCGTATCATTCAGGCCACCAGCCTTTCCAGCGGCCCCTTCCTCGCCCTTCTGGGCCGTCTGTGGGACGTTTCCGGCTCCCAGGGTGTCGTCGAACAGACCTTCCCCAAACTCCGCCATAGCGGCCTTCTTTTCGCTGTCCAGTTGGGCCAGTTCTTCGTCGACGTCCGTCACCCAGGGGTGATTTTGAAGGATCGTCCGTTTGGAGATCAGGCCGTCACTGGTTCGGGCGTTGTTGATGATGTCCGTTTCATTGACCGGAAGGTCCATGTTGAAGACTATGTCGAAGTCCTCGTTCGTGAAGTCGCCCTGGCCGGTGATCTGGAAGTAGACGTCAATGAACAGTTTCAGGCGGTGGAAGGTGTCTTTCAGTTCGGTTCCCAGGGAATCACAGTCGGCGTCCAGGTCCATATATCGGAAGTTGATCGCCGATCCGCTGGCGTTCCCCAGTTCCGGGTCCTTCGTGTCCACGCCGGCCGCGAAGTCGTAAATGTCCCGGCGCTCATTGTCCAGGAAGGCCATGACAGCGTCAATGTTCAGGTCTGCCTGTAACTTATCCACGCCGCCGTCGGAAGTGACCTTGATCGCCATGTGTTCCTTCAAGTCCTTCAAGAACTCCGCCAGATCGGTTCCGCCGTAGTTTTTCAGGATATAAATGAACTTCGCCACGTCACGAAGGACGTCGGCCGTCACGCTGTTTTGCCAGTTGATGTCGTCGATCAGGTCCTTTATGAAGTAGCACAGGGGAAGTTCTTCTTCGTTGTACTTCAACCAGGCGATCGGAACTTCTTCCCAGTTGTAGGGCTTCCCGGCGACGGTGAAGTGTGGTTCAGTCCAGTCGTTTTCCTCGGTCCCGTGTTCCTTGTCGACGTAGAAGTCGCCGGCCCCGGTCCCGCCGAAGGCGTCCGTCTTGAAGTAGCGAACGCCGCCGGTCCACCAAAATTCGGCGTGTGTGATCGTGTGCTTCCTGGTCCCGACATAAATGATCTGGTCATAGAAGCGAATGAAGGCGTCCAGTTTCGTTCGTTCGGAGTCGCGCCACAGGGGAACGACTTCGGTCGACGGGACACGCATGAAGGCCAGTTCGCCGGCGTCGTCGAAGTAGGGCTGAATCCAGGCGATCCCGGACTTGACCGCGCCTTTCCCCAGGCTCTTGATCTTCCGGCGGAAGGTCTGGTCAAAGACTTTGTTCAGGGCTTCGCCATATTCTCCGCTTTCGGTGTCCACAGTCCAGGGCTTCGACAGAAGGTAGTTCGCCTTCTGGTCCACCAGTTTTTTCAGGATAGGCCGTTCGATCTTCGCGTTCGATCGGTTGGCGACGTCGACCGTCTTCTTCTGGACGGAAGACCTGTTCCTGTAATACGATTCGGCTTCCAGTATGATTTGATATTGTTCGGACTTCTTGAACTCCCGGATTTCCTCACTGACGATCTGGGCCAGGGTCATAGTCGCTTTTTCAGGGTCGGACAGGATCAGGTTGATCCGGTCCATGACAGACAGTTCCATTTCCTCCACCTCACTTCAAAACTTCGATAGACGAACCGCGTCGCGGACGCTCCACGCCATAGCGAAGGGCCGCCATAGCGTCGTCCATGAACTCGACAGGTTCGTCGATATAAAGGCCCGTGGTCGGGTCCTTTTTCCACTTCCACTGTTGAACTTCTTTCAGAACATTCACACAGGAAGGGTGTATGTGTATCTTTCGGCCTTTCAGAAAGTCGATCTGGGCCTTCACGCTCCCAGGCTCCTTTTTCACGGGATAGGCGCGGAAGCCGGCCTTCTGCCATGTCCTGATCCGGTCCGGCTCCGCAGAATCGCAGAACATTTCAACACGCGGGTCAATCTTTGCCTGACGGGCCAGGCTGATAATTTCTTCGGTGTCCTTCTCGAAGACATATATTTCCGAAGTGACGTAGATTTCGCCGTCCTTCCAGCCGACACCCAGGATCGCGTCGGCATGGTTGAAGCCGAAGTCCTGTCCGTAATAAAAGCCGTCGAAGTAGTCGCGCCCGGTAGGGAAGTTGTGGACTTCGAAGTTCGTCAGGATCAGGCCGCCCAGTTCGCCCCATTCACCCAGGCCATACACGCGGTAGCCGTCCGGGTCTTCTTCCTTGCGTCGCTCCATGCGGCGGGAATAGGCCGGGTCTATGAACCGGTTTGTCCTGTATGTCGAATGGTGGGTCAGAACGTCCGGATCGGACTTGTCGAAGTAGCGGGCCTTGATCCAGTGCGTCGCGCTGACCGGGTTGAAGGTCATTGTGATCTGATAATACAGATTCGGGTTCAGGTCGTCCAGGTTGCCACGAAGACGGTCGTCCAGAATGTCGACGTCTTCCGGAAGAAGTTCTGTCGCTTCCTCACACCATATCCAGACCAGTTTCCCGTTCTTGAAGGTGATGGACTTGATCTTCTCACGCTGGCGCTGGTCCTTGACGCCCCGGAAGATAATCCGGTTCCCGGTGATCTTACATTCCAGGGCAAGGGGGTTCAGGTTGACCTTCCAGAAGCGGTCGGCATAGGGGCCGAACATTCGATAGATCGCCGCCTGTAACTCTGCGAAGGTGCTGTCACGGTTCGTTTCTTCAATCTTCCGGACGACGACCAGGTTCGCGCCCTGGTATGCCGGATCGGACAGTTTCGCTATGTAGTCCTGGGCGATATTCACAGACTTCCCGGAACCGGCGGACCCCTTCAAAATGCGGTAGCGGCCGCGCCATTCGTTGACAGGGCGGAAGACCGGGTTAAACTGGGCCGACGCCCTGAACTCAACTGTCTGGGCCGTAGTCATAATTGATCACCACCGTCACAGGGGCGGTGCTGTCCGGGCTGTCCTTGAACATTCCCAGGTGCTTTCCGCACAGTTCCAGGGCCTTCAACTTGTCCGCCAGGCGGACTTCCCGTTCCACGCCGTCGCCGTCTTCTCCGGGGATCACTTTCACCTTCACGGAAGCGATCGCGGCCGTGTCGTCGCGGGAAGCGTCAGTCAGGACTGTCGCGTCGGTCATGTTGATCACGTCGATCGCGTTCACGAAGGCGATTTTCCCCAGTTCCAACAGGACCCGGTCGGCGTTGATCCCGGTTCGCTTCGACCTTTCGGCCATAGCGCGGTCTATGCGCGCGCGGATTTCAGGTTTTTTCAGCAATTCACTTCCGATACTCCCCGCAGATTCCACGGAATATCCGGCGCGGATCGCGGCCTGGGTCGCGTTCAGGTCGATCAGGTATTCGTCACAGAAGACTTCATTCTTCTTCGTCAGTTTTCCCACGATTCTTCACCGTCCTTTCTGTGGGTGTCCATTCCTTTTCGGGCAACAGAAAAGGAACGCCTGTGAAGACGTTCCTTTCTGCGCCCTATAAAAAAGGAGGTCGGGAACTGGGCAAGGTTCCCTTGTAGCATTTTCGCACACTCTTATAGCCGTTACAAGTGCAAGTATGTGCAGACTTATGCAAAGATGTGCAATCATGTGCAAAAAGTTTTCCGCCGACGGGAAGGTTCATTCGATATTCCCGTGAAGGCGGATATATTTCCGGACCAGGCGGTCGACGGCTGTTTTCCTCTGGCGGCTGACGGTGGAAACGTCCATGTCCAGAAGTTCGGCGGCCTGGGCGTATGTCCGGCGCGGATAGTACAGGGTCAGAAGAATGATCTTCGACTTCGCGTCCATTGTCAGGATCGCTTCGTGTACGTTTTCAATCTGGCGTTGTCGTTCTTCCAGGGCGTCGGTCGCTCTCTTTGTTCTGGCGGTCCGGCGCTGGATCGCGTCGGCCACCTTTACCAGAAGGCCGTCAGGGTCGGGGGACGACTGGACGCGGGGCGTATCATATCGGACGCCGCGCGGGTAGGCTCTGGCCCTGATTGCTTCCAGGTCTTCTTCCAGGGCGGCGCGCTCTGCGTCGATCTGCGCTCCAATAGTCGACATTTCCTGGTCGTGGTTCTTCAATATGTCGTAGACGCGGCGGGCCGTCTGGTCCGCGCGGTCTTTCTTTTCTTTGGCGTCCATGCCGTTCACCTTCTTTCCTGCGGGCGTCAGAAGGGAAGTTCACCGTCTTCCCCGTCAATCTCTGCGAAGCCCTCGTTCTCCATGTAACCGGCGGCCAGGCTCCCGGCCGGCTGATCCTCTGCGGCGCGGCGGGATTCCGCGAACTCGACTTCGTCGGCCACCACTTCGAAGCGGGTTCTTTTGTTCCCGTCCTTGTCAGTGTAGGGGTCGACCCTGATCCGGCCGGACGCGATAATCACGCGCTGGCCCTTGCGGAAATACTTCGCGACGAACTCCGCAGTCTTCCGCCAGGTCGTGACGGGTATGAAGTCCGCTTCCTCGCGGTTGAACTTTCGGTCGACGGCCAGGGCGAAGGTTGCCACAGGGACGCCGTTCGGCGTTTGCTTCAACTCCGGATCGCGCGTCAGGCGTCCGGACAGTTTCACGTCGTTCATATAGAATCACCTTCCTTCCATGCTTGGGCGAACTTCGTGATCCGGTACAGTTCGCCCCAGGGGTCTTTCTTCTGGGCGCGGCCCCATAGGAACAAGGCCACGCCGATTTTCAATGATTGCCAGGTCGTGATCGGCCCGGTCCCGTTTGCCAGTTTGCGAACAAATGATTTCCCGTGATAGCGAAGGCAAGCGAACGCCACCACACAGGGAAGGGCCTGGTCTTCGGGTATGTCCAGGGCTTCGGCCCACTTCTTCACGGCTTCTTCGCTTCTGCTCACGGCGTCACCTCTTTCAGCGTGTCCTTCATATCCAGAAGTTCGGACACGATCCCGCCGGCCGGTGCGACGTTCCGTGTCATGCTGACCGTTTTCCCGTCGGTTATGGTTATATTCACCTGGTTCAGCACAGGAAGCGGGCAGACGGCCACGGACAGGCCGTTTCGGGTTAGTTCGTGGAATATGTCGTCCTGGGCTTCTGCCGCGCTGTGGGCGGCTTCCTGGGCCGCCTGGCGGGTCATTCCAAAAGACACGGCCAGGCAGTCGTCCAGTTTTCGGAGTTCTTCGCCGGTCAGTGTGTAAATCCGTTCACGAAGGCGGCACTTGTCGACCGTCCTGATCTGCTCACACTGGACACGGGACGGCGAATGTCCGGGAAGGTCAATGTCGAATTGCATTGGGTACAGCCGGCGGGACGTGTTGGTCGTCATGTTGGCGACGATCACCGTCGGGGAACTCGCGTTCCCGGCGTCGTTCTGAATGATCACGACTGGCCGTGTTTTTCTTTCCTCGCTTCCGATGGCGTCCGGGCTTCCCTGGCAAAAGAAGACGTCGCCGCGTTTCGGGATTGTGTTCGTCATGACTGTTCCCTCCGTTCTTCAATAATATATAGGCGGACTGCCTGGCGGCCGAAGACCAGGGCTTCGTCGTGGTCTTCGAAGTAGATGTCGACGGCGTTCCCCTTTATGGCTCCGCCGCGATCCTGGACCACTCGTTCGCCCAGGCCGTCTATGTAGATGACGGTCCCAGGGGGAAGGACGTCCCAGTCGGCCGCGATCGTGACGCCCTGTTCGGCGACGGCTCCGCTTGCCGTGTAGACGATTCCGTCCGGGCGGTTCAGCGCCCAGGAACCACAGCACTTTTCGCAAGAACAGTACGCGGTCGCTTCGTATTCGATCCATTCCGGTTCTTTCGGTTCAGGTTCCGGGGCGGGCGGCTGTACGGCCACGGCGGCGACTGCCGGCGGCTCTGTCGGCTTACTCTCTGCCGGCTGTGTCCCGGTTCCCTTTGCGGTCCATGCACACGCGGTCAGGGCCACCAGGGCCAGCAGAAGGACGGTGGATAGTTTCTTCATGGGGCCACCACCTTTCAAAACCGCTTCCCGTGTTTGAACGGGCGGGTTTCGTTATAGGCCATTTTCTCGGAAATGACAGTGTCCAGGTCGATTCCCAGATAGCCGCACAGGTCCGCGATCCGGATCACAGCGTCCGCCAGTTCCACGGCCACGCCTTCGGGCTTTTTGTGGCGGAAGGGACAGCGATCTTCCTTCCCGCCCATGTCGCAGTCGATCCACCTTTTCGGGTTGCAGATTGTCCCGTCGCCGTTTCCGGCGGCGCATTTGTACCAGACCATGTCGCGGCCGGCGCGTTCTTCTTCCAGGGCTTCGGACAGTTCGGAATGGATCAAGGCGATCGCGGTCCCAAAGTCCAGGGGCGGGTCCCAGAAGCCGTGTTTCACGGCGTTATCGTGGGCGCGGCCCACCAGTTCAGTTATGTTCATGGTTTACCTCTCTTTCTGTCTGCGGCGCTTCGTCGCCCCAGGCGTCCCAGCCGGGGGCCGCCTGTCTGGCAAATAGTTCGATCATAGCGCCCCCCCCCGCAAGTGCGGCGATCCGGTCGCGGGTTTCCGCTGGCTTTTCGCTGTGGCGTCCGATCGGGGCGTCGATTATGCTGTGGACTGACCGGGACGCGCGGATCGGCTTTCCCTTTGTCGCCAGAAGGCAGACTTCCGGGTTTGCTCTGGTCCAGTTCCCCAGGCCCCAGAACCAGCCAGGGGACTTCCTGTTCCTCTTCACCCAGACGAAGGCGGCGGTCTTATACTGGAATCCCCAGCGCCGGATCGTTTCCAGGGCGACTTCCAGGTTCGGGAATGTGGCCCACATGAACAGAAGACAGTCGTCCGCCGCTATGTCCTGGACCGGAAGGTCATAAATGTCCTTCGCCTTCATAGTGTGGTAGTGTTTGGTTACGTTTCGTTTCGCCCCGCCGCCGGAATAGGACCAGGGCGGGTCGGCATAGATCACGGAATACTTCTTGTCCGGAAACGGTATCACGACGGTTCACCTTCTTCCGGGATTGGTTCGTAGCAATCACAGCGGACGACGCGATCTTCTTCATCTGCGTGGATCGGGCCTGGAAGGCCGGCGTCGGCCCTCTCGACCGCCTTCACGCAGTAGTCGCCTTCGCGCCCTTTGGCGTCGTCCTTGATGAACTGGACGTTCTGGCAGTTCCGACAGGAAAAGGCGTATTTCCACTTCGGAAGGGCCGGTTTTCTTCTTCTCATGCACCCACCGCCTTTTCTCTGGCGGCCGTGATCTCCGCGTTCCTGATTTCACACCAGGCGGAAAAGGCCATTTCCCGGACTGTGTCAGCGGTCAGAAGGACCAGGTATTCGTCGCCGTAGCCGTCTTCGCCGTATTTGCGGCCGGCGCGCTCGTTGCACATATCCAGTTTTCGGCGGGCGTACTGTTCGGCCTGGCCGAAGAAGTCTGGGTCCAGGACGGTTCCCAGGCTTTCTTCGACTCTGGCCTTCAACTCACAGGACCCGATCATTCGTCTTCGTTGTCCTCTCCGGCGGCGATCCGGCGAAGGACTTCGTTCACAAGTTGCTTCGACGTGAAGCCGGTCAACAGGGCTTCGTCAGACAGTTCGATTTCCTCCTGATCCAGCGACAGGCAGATTTCAGATTCCACGAAAAAAGCCGGGCGAACGCCGTAGTAGCCATAGTACGCATAGCCCCAGCGCAGACTGCCGACGGAATCGACGCCCCGCACGCTGCCCGCGCTGCCGGCGTACGGGGTGATTGTCCATTCCCAGTCGTCGATCTCCAACAGGCCCGCGTCGTAATACTTCCGGACCAGGGGTTCGGGCAACATGGCGACCTTACACGTCGCATAGCCGTAACGGTTCGTTCCGTCGTGGTCAGACAGGTCCCAGGCGGATTCCCGGACCTTGTCGGCCGGGATCACGCCGGCGGCGTCCAGGTTCCCCAGGAAGTCGGTGTTCAGGTCGTGGCAAAGGGTAGAGAAGGCGAAGTTATTCGCGGCCGGTTCCGGCTCCATGCGGTTATAGGTGAATGGCCGGACGGTGAAGGGGCGGTTCCCGATCGGCTCCTTCGCGGCCAGAAGGGTTCGGCCGTCGGTGAAGTGTTCCAGGACGACCACTTCCACGGGGCCGGCGTTGAAGTAGGCCCCAGGGGCCAGGTTCTTAATTTTTGCGCTTACTGCCATTTTGTTTTCCTCCCTCATATTCTTCGATCGTGACTTCGACGCGCGGGTTCTTCGGGTCCAGGGCGAAGTCGTCGCTGAATCCTTCAATTTCCGACCAGCCGTCATTTCGAAGGACGCCGGTTTCGACCAGGGCGTCCTGAATGAACTTTTTCGCAAAGGCGATATTGTCCTTGTCGCGGCGGCGGCTGGGTTCGACCCACAGGTAGCGGATCACCACAGGACGGGTGAAGCGGACGCCCCGAAGTTGTGTTCGGATCATGTAGCCGATCACGTTCTGGGCCTGGCGCTTCATGGAAGCGGCCTTGTATTTGCCCTTGTGGGACCGCTCCGCGTCGATGTATTCGTTCAGCCCCGGCAACAGGCCGGGGATCGTCAGTTTGTACTTCATGGGTCTTCGTCCTTTCAGAATCCCAGGATTCGCCGGGCGGCGTCCCGCCGTTCGCTGGCGTTGCTGGTGCGGCGGGACGCTCCGACCAGTTTCAGCCGGATCGGACACATTTCCAGGACGCGGTCATAAATCCGTTTGTAGGCCAGGGACGGCGGGTTTTCCAGGTCCTTCAAGGACAGGTTCGTCGTGATGATCACCGGCTTCCCGGACCTTGCCCTGGTGTCGACCACGTTGTAAACCTGTTCGACGGAATAGGACGTGTCGCGTTCGACTCCCAGGTCGTCGATCACAAGAAGGGAATAGTGTTGAAGCCGGTCAATCCGCTTCTGACGTTCGTCGTCGAAGGACCCTTGAAGGCTGTTCAGGATTCGCGGGAAGTTGGTCACGCTGACACTGACCAGCCGTTCCAGAAGGGCGTTCGCGATCGCACAGGCCAGGAAGGACTTCCCGGTCCCGACGTCGCCATAGAACAGAATCCCGATGTTCCGGGCCTTCATTTCCGCCCAGTTCTCGACGTAGCGGCGACAGACGTCGCTGACCTTCGGGTTCCGCTTGTCGTCCTGGTCGAAGGTGTACTGTAAATAGGCCGGGTCGGTGATCCCGTCGCGCCGAAGCCGTTCCATGCGGCTTTCAAAGTCCCGGCGTTCCTGTTCCCGCTTTTCCTGGGCGGCCCTCTCGCGTCCGCATTTGCACAGACAGCCGACGCGGATCGTCTTCGTTCCGCCGGCGGCCAGGGCCGGAATGTTCACGTCCATTTGCTTTCGGTCGTGACACTTGCCACAGCACAGAAAACCTTCGTCGTCGACGTAGTCTTCCGGCTCCCGGTTTTGAAGGCTTTTCTGGACGACGCCGGCCAGAATATCCCCGATCGCGTCCATGTGATCACCGCCCTTCCAGGAAGTCTTCGTCGCCGGCGTAGTTCTTCGGCGCGGCTCCCTTCGGCGAAGCCGGTGGCGGATCGGGTCGGTCGTCTTCTTCCCACCGGCGGCCGCGAATGAACGTGGCCGGGTAGCAGATAAACGACCCGCCGTCCTTCGTCCACTGGTCACAGGTCTTCCACCGCTCGACGCCGGCGACGATCTGGTCCACAAGGGCGTCGTCCGGGTTAAGCTGTCCCCAGGCTTTCAGGGCGTCCTGCTTGCCGACTCTGCGGGGATATGCGGCCCAGAAGCGATCAAAACCGCGCGGGGTCGCCGCCGCCCCGGTTGGGCGCGTTCCCGTTCCTCGTTCCTCGTTCTCGTTCCCGTTTTCGTTCTCGTTTACGGGGGATTTTGATTTCACTTGCTTTCCGTTGCTGTGATTGCAAGTGTTATCAAATGCAACAGGAAGGGGGAACTTGCTTTTCTTTGCTCTCTGTTGTTGGTGACGGTCCCAGGACAGAAGTTTCAGGTACTTCTTCCCGTCCTCGTCGGACGTGTAGGTCCCCACCATGCCGGCGACGACCAGTTCGTCCAGCCATGCGCGGATTCTCTGTTCCTTCGGCGGGTCCAGCGGGAAGCACATAGACGCCAGGATTCGCGGATTTCCATAGTACAGGCCGAAGTCGTCCGCCTTGACCACCAGTCGCCAGAAAAGGCGTTCGGCTTCCGCGCTGACTTCCGACAGCGATTCGCTGGTGGTGATTGATTCTTTGATTATGCGGCTCGGCACACTTGCCACCCCCTTTTACAATGCTTTTTGACAGGTCCGACAGGCTTCCCGGCCATACTTGCGAAGGGAATAGTCCTGTTCGGCCTTCGTGATCGGTTTCCCACAGATCGGGCAGACGGCCCCG